AACGCACACCGCGCGACCCGCCACCCGAAAGGATGAACCCATGCAGGAATTCAACATGACCACCGCCGAACTGGAAAAGGTCCACGTCGAAATCGCCAAACTGATGGCCGAGACCAAAAAGCTCAACGCCGAAGCCGGCAAGATGACCCGCGAAACCTTCTGGTATCCGGTGGCCGTCGCCACCGGCCTGATCACGGCGGTGGCGACCATCACCGCGCTGTTGATCAAGTACATCTAATCGACCGGCCCCGCCCAGTGCGGGGCCTTTCGCCTTCTGGGGTCACATGATCATTATTGAACGCTACACCCCGCCGTCGTCGGCCGCTTTGGCGCGCCTGAAAGATGACCTCGGCTGCACCAGTGACCAGATGGCCGCGCTGGCCGGTTTGGCCCAGGGTGGCCAGTGGCGCAAGTACACCGGCGGCACTACGCCGCGCACCTTGGGCCTGCACATGCACTTTTGCATGGCCGCGCTGCTGACCCTGAGTGACGCCGAGGTGGCCCGGGTTCTCGCCACCATGCGCGAGCAGGGGGCGACGGTCGAGGCCTGCGCGGTCGAGAGGCTGGCGTCACTCGCCCCGAACTGAATAGAAAGGAGTCCGCCCTATGGCGACCTGTCTGTTTTGCACGGCGGCACCGGCCGACCTCGGCCGCTATTGCTCGGGCTGCTATGGCCGGGTGTTTCATGCCGACGGCGCGCCCCTGGTGCTGGGCGATCCCGCCGACCCATGGCGGGCCTTCAACGCCGAGGCCGACCGGGCGCTGGCCGATCAAAAGTTGCATGCCGTCGTCGCGCCAATGATGGCGGCCCGCTGGTTTTTCCCGGTCAAGGTCGCGGCCTGGAAGCTGCGCCGTAAGCCGGCGCCCGTGCGTGACGCGTAACGACCTGTCAACTTTTCGCACACAAGAAAGGACCCCCCGCCATGACTGAGCAACTAGAGCCGCTGGACGTGGATATCGCGTCAGTGCTGGCCCTGCAGGCCGAGATTGAGGCCGCGATTAAGGTGTCGATGCGGCCGTTTCTCGGCCAGGCATTGACCGCTGAAAACGCTCCCGGGCTGCGCGCCGACCTGGTCGAGGCGATCTATTGTGTGTGCTTTCCGCCCGTGACCGTCGACCTGGACCAATAAGGAATCCCCTGTCATGAAAGCCGTTGAAACCCGCGCCTGGCGCTTTGAGACACCACCCAGCGACGATTGCGAGGTCCGGTGTCCCGATGGCGAGTGTGCCGCCTGGAGTCCGCTGACGGCCTGGACGGTCGAGGATCTGGAGTGCGAAACCTGCGGCGAACATGACGCGATGCAATGCCCGGTCTGCGGCTGGCTGCACGACCATGTGCACAGCGGCCTGACCCCGCTCAAGGTCCGCGCGCCGTCCGTGACCCATCACGAATAGAAAGGAACCCTGCCATGAGCAAACGCATGACCCCGGCCGAATGGGCTGAGCGCTATAGCCCGCTAGCCGTGCCTGCCGATCTGCGCGAGTCGCGCCCGGTATTTCTGGTAGCGCAGCGCCTTACGCCCTTGTCGTCGGCTATGGTTCGGGTCGAAGCACCGACCGCCCTGGGCAAGTCTGAATCGATCATCCGGTGGCAATGACGCGCAGCGATATCAGCGCCGCCCTGGCGATATTGCTGTGGGATGAAGTCGACCCGCTGTAACCCATCACGAATAGAAAGGCACCCGCGCCATGATCAATAACCGAAGGGCCTGACGAAACGTAAGTCACCAAGCCAAATCGCTTTGCCCTTCAGAGGCCGCCCAGGACAGCCACTCCTTCTGGATGGCCGGATCTGTGTATGTGTCGCCCAGCCTGGAGAGGTTTGTCGAGGGATCGGCTGCAAGCTTCGTCTCTTCAAATTGAATGCGGTAAAGATCGTTCAGGCTTCTATTATTCATGCGAGAGAAAAGCTGTTTAAGCCAGGTAAATACATTCATCACTTTTCGGCCTTGTCTTGATGGGAGTGAAATTCTAGCAAATATCCACACGGGGGCGTGTGGCTGACCTGGTTCTACTCAATATCGACAACCTGTAAACAATCCGCACCCATGAAAGGAACCCCCGCCCGTGATCGACTCGAAACCGCTACCCGTATCGTCTGATCGTTCGGCGGCCATGGCCAGCCACCAGGTGCGCGCCGGGCTGGGCCTGCTGCTGTTCGCCCTGGCCTTGCCGCTGACGGTGTTGTCGGACAGTCTGCCGCTATCGCTGATCGGCGCCCTGGGCGTGTTCGGCGGCGGGATGATCGCCGGCTATCAGGCGGCGCGAATGGGCCAAGCCGCTGCCCGCTGACCTGTAAACAATCCGCACCCATGAAAGGAACCCCCGCCATGCCGATCGACCTTGAAACTCTTAAGCACGGCCTGTTGCCCGTGCAGCAAGCCGAAGCCCGCTATAAGCAGGCCAGCGCTGACCGCCGCGCCGGCAGTGAAGCCGGGGCGGACATGACCCCGCTGTTTGACGCCGAGGACCGGGCACGCGAGGCCTATCATGAGGCTTGCATCGTCTTGCACGGCTACGTCCGGGGCGCGGTGAACGTCGCCGAGGGCCGTCGCGCCGATCAGGACGCGTAAGCCGCGTTACCAATAACGGCGTTTATGTTCAATCGGCCCCCACACGGGCGACAGGCGTGGGGGCCTTTTTTTGCGGGTGTGAATTCCAGACGTGGCATGTGTGGGATACCATAGGCCCATTGTCTGGTTTTACGCACTGACCGCCACTCACTCGAAAAGGAATCCAGCCCATGGCCATGACTGACGCACCGCCGCGCCGCACCTTCCTGCAGTGGCTGTTCCGGGGCGGTCTGGGGCGGCCGCTGGTCAATCTGTGGATCGAAACCCGCGAAGGCGGTTATGGCCAGCGCACCACCGACACCAAGTTGAACCTTGGGCGTTATACGGTGCTGCGCTGGGAGAGCATTACGACCGACATGGATCAGTTCGATCGCAGTTAGAACAAGGCGCGTGACGCGTCACCACCCCTATCTAAAAGGAGCTTTGCCCATGCCTGCCCTCGATTTGATCCTGCCCATCCCCGACAGCGGCCGCACTGACCCCTTGTACTGGGCCGCGGTGCGTTTTGCCGCTGCACGCCGCGAGGTGGGTCCGGTCGGCCTGATGCGCCGCTTCAAGATCGGCCGTGGTCGCGCGACTAACCTGGTTCTGACCATGCGTGACGAGCGCCTGACCTATCGCCGGGGCCACCGTGGGGTTTATCGGCTGATGCCGCTGATTTGGGGCTGGCTGGAGGTGGTCGGTAGCCACCCCGACGCGCCGAGTGATCCGGCCGGTTATCGGCTGTACCTGAACGGTCACCCGGCCTATCGCAACGTGCCCGGCTGGGCAGCGCAAGGGGGTGCATGATGGCGCGCAAGAAAGCCAAGGAAGCGCAAACGCTGACCCTCGATCGCGTCCAGGCGCTGGAGGCGCGGGCGATGAAACTGGTGGCGGCGATCGAGGCGGTCGACAGCGCCGACGACCTGGAAGATGCCGGCCAGTACGTGAAATGGTTCACCGACATGATGGTCAGCGAGGGCTATCACCCGATCGCCGCCGAAGGCTTTGCCGCGCACGGGCGCAAGGCCGTGGCGGCGGCCCAGGTGCGCCTCGGGGTGCGGCGGGACGCCCCGGGCCTGCCGAAAACCGAGGCCGGCGCGCTGGACGCCGGCTATTTCAAGACCCGGCTGAAAGGCATGGTCGCCATTCTGTCGACCTACAGCCCGGCCGAGCTGGCCCGCGAATGCGCGCGCCTGGCCCGCCGCGCGGATCCGCGCGTGCTGCAGGAGGACGAATTTCAATGACGGCCCCCCGCGATCGGCGATCGACCAGGAGAGTCCGCCATGCCCCGCATCTATAAAGGCAAGCTGAGCGAAGGCGCCGGCCTGGCCAACTGTGTACGCCAGGCCATTCTCGACCAGGAGCTGGCCGGCAACGCGCTGCGCCTGTACTGGGTCGACGACACCGACGTGGTGGCCGCCCGCTCGCGCGAGGAAGCCCTGGAGGTGATGCGCCGCCAGTACGGCACCGAGCAATGCCGCGACTTGACCGAGAAAGTCGTCAAGCCGATCGATGACGCCCAGGCCGACCTGCCGCTGACCGACCCCCAAGGCGCGGCCGTGGCCACCCTGCGCGCGCGCCTGGCCCTCGCCCAGGGCCCGACCTGGCTCGGCGGTTCGCAATGAGCCCGGGCCTCCCCCTGGCGTGACCCCTCACGCGCGGCGCAGCAGATTGCGCGTTTGACCTTGTTGTGACCGGTCACGCCGTTATTGACCGCCCCACCCCCAAAGCAGCCCAGGCGAGAGCGGTTTATGCGCTCGGTCTTGCCCTGTGCGCCGCGACCCGCTACAAAGACCCCACTTTCGTTACAGGCCGCCCCATGACCACCCGCAACCCCGACAGCCGCCCGTTGCGCGGCATTACCGAGGAAACCTTTCTGTCCCATGTCCGCAATCACTCCGCGCGCGAGGTGGTGGTGCAGTACATGGGGGTGAGTGAGGTGGACGGGTCCGAGCAATGGACGATTTCCATTCGCCTGGGGGATTCGCGCAACCGTCTGACCCCGATTCGTTCCAAGCGCGAGCCGGTGCGCTACTGGAAAAGCCTCAAGGCGGTGGCCAGTTTCTGCCGTAAACGGGGTGTGCCGGTGGCGACCGTTGAATGGTAAAGAGATATCAAAAAGATACGAAAAGAATTGACGTTAGATATCTATAGGATATCCTTTGCGTATCTAAACGATACATGAGGGGGAGGCGACACTATGTCCATTATCGTGGTGGGGAACACCAAGGGCGGGATCGGCAAGTCGACCAATGCGGTACAGGTGGCGGTGGGTCGCGCGTGCCAGGGCAAGGACGTGCTGCTGGTCAATGCTGACCGGCAGTCGTCCTCGTCCAATGCGATCGATCGGCGGGACGCCGCCGGCCTCACGCCGAGCGTGACCCTGGTCGCGTACCCGGACGGCCAGCAGCTGCGTACCCAGGTGCTGCGGCAGCTGGACAAGTACGACGATATCGTTATCGATGCCGGCGGCCGTGACAGCTCGGCCTTTCGCCATGCGATGATGATCGCCGACGTCATGCTGGTGCCGATCGCGCCAGGCGATTTCGAGCTGGACGCCCTGGAGGATGAACTGGTGCCGCTGATCCGCGAGATTCAGGCCTCGCGTGGCGACAACCCGCTGCCGATCTATGCCTACCTCAACATGGCCGAGGCCAAGAAGTTTTCCAGCGACAACCTCGACACCCGCAAGTCGATCGAGAGCTTTCCCGAGCTGCAGCTGCTCGACCTGAACATCGTCAAGCGCAAGTCCATTGCGGCGGCGTCAGCGCGCGGTCTGGCCGTTAGGGAAATGAAGCCGCGCGACCCCAAGGCGGTCAAAGAAATTGACGAACTGCTGGCCGCGCTGTTTTAATCAAAAACATATCCTTTGGGTATTTATTTAATATCCAAATAAGATCTAAAAAGTATCAGGACAATATCCTATGGCTGTTATTAAACGCGCTCCAAAACCCGCCAGCGATGCCCCCGAGGAAGCGCAAAAAGCCGCCCTGATCGCGGCGCCGGCGCCGGACAGCAAGGCCGAGAGCGTGCCGCGGGGCAAACCGGTGAAATTTCCGGTCGGCCTGGCACCTGAGTTTTTAGCCGAAGTGGACGCCGCCGCCCAACGGATCGGACTGTCGCGCGTGGCGTTGATCAAGCTGGCCTTGCGCCGCTTGCTCGATGCCGGCGTATAAGGCCCAAAGGCCAGGCATTAAAAAGCCCCGCCAGGCATGACCCTGGCGGGGCTTTTTGGGCAGGCGGAACGGGCGGCGATCAATACCCGCGCCGGTTGCGCCGCTCGGCGTAGTGCGGGTCGAGGGTGGCGGGGCCCATGTGCTCGGTGGCCATGTCGAGCTGCGAGATATGGTCAGCATTGCTGTGGTTGAGATAGCTCAGGGCCGAATAACCCAGTCCGGCGACGAGGCCGATCACCATCAGGTGGCGCGGGCGCAGCACGCCAAGCAGAAAGGCTTTGGCAATCATGTGGGCCTGGGTCCGGGCCCCCAGCTTGCCGCGAATGCGCCCTTCGACCAGGGGCAGGGCTTCTTCATGCAGGCCCGTGGCCTGGGCTTGTTCGGGCGTGGTGTAGCCCTCGGCCATGCACGCCAGTAGGCCCAGTTCACGCTGGGTCAGGTTCTGGCCTGGGGTGATAATCAGGTTCTCGGAGACCTGTTCGCGAGTGGTCATGGCTGTTTCAATCCGTTGAAAGGGGCGGTTACCCCAGGAGGTTGTTGGGTGCCTCAAACAGGCCGCCACTGGGCTCACTTGAGAGAAAGCGATCGTGAGCCTTTTCGAGGATGTGCTGCGCCTTGAGCAGGTGGAATTTCAAGCGTTCGTGCTCATTTGCCCCGAGCTTTCCTTGCAGGAAATACAGGGTCACCGTATCCACGGCGCCGCCAATGTGGTGCGCGCTTTCAGAGAGGTGATCGCTTACGGCGTGGAAGGTGGCCGCGCACAGTGGATTTTCGGGCATTCGAGCGGATCCTTTTGACGAATTTATATACAAATGCAACGTTTTTGTATTTTAACGACTTTGTAAGGACCTGTAACAGGGGTTTTTCTAGCGCGAATGCAAAATGGCGGTGACGCGACCAATAATCACTAAACTTTCATCTTTGGCGACCACCTCGCGGCCGTCATGGTTGATCACCTTGATCGAGCCGTCTAGCTCGGGCTCCAGCCAGCGAAACCAGATCCGGTTATCGACCAGCAAGGCGTACAGGTCACGCTCACGCGGGGTTTTATTGCTGTGATCGATCAGCGCCAGGTCGTTTTTGCTCAAGGTCGGCGACATGCTGGAATCGGTGGCCTTGACCAGGATGCAGCGTTCGGGCGTCAGGCCCAGCTGTTCAAAATAGAAGGCGCTAAACGCGGCGTTTTTGTCCGTGGCGATGCGCACGGCTGCGCCTTCGGCGTTAATCACCGAGGTGCCTTCCAGGCACGGGTAGCCGCTGTCCAGGTTGGTGCGGTAATCGTTGGTAATGCCCATCAGGTAACCCGGGGCCACTTCCAGGGCGGCGGCCAGCTCCAAAATCGTCGGTATTTTCGGCATGGCGCGCCCGCGTTCCCATGCGTGGTATTTCGAGGTACTGGGGCGGCTGGGCATGCGCGCGCAGACGTCATCGATTTTCATTTTCAAACGCTGACGGGCCTGGGCCAGGCGCTCGCTGATCGGCGACTCGGTGTCGATAATCATAAAAGTCGGATCCTTTTGGGGGTGCTGTTTTACAATTTAGGTTTGTCAATTTATGACTAAATAGTACAACCTTTTTGCACATCACCATAAAAATCTGTTGCAACTGCGGTGTTGTGCGGCTAAAAATGCAAAAATATTGTACTAATCAATATTAAATGTATTTTTATGTTGGCTGATTGTATGACTCCCCAGCACCAAATTAGTGCCATAACTGTCCTGCCTATAATGGAAAGCCGCGTCGCAGACCCGTTGGTCGTGACGGTGCGCGCACGCCTGGGGGTTGCGGGGGTCGGTCGCCTGGCCACCATTCTGTCGCTCTGCGGCCCCGCCGGGGCCAGCCTCGGTTATGCCGAATGGTTGGGCCTGCTGCAAGCCACGCCGCATGAATACGACCTCTTAGTCACCGTGCTGCGCGAGCTGCAGGTGTTCACCATCCAGGCCACCGATGAGCCGCCGCATATCCGGTTTGAGCCCGGCCCGGCCTGGGCGCCGACGTGGGCCGCGCGCCCGGCCCGCCTGACGCTGATGCCCGACGCCGCGGCGTGGGCGGCCTGGTGCCAAAGCGAGCTGGCCATGCCGGGCTGGCTGCTCGATACCGCCGAGACCCAAGCCCTGTTCCGCCGCTGGTGCGCCTCTAACGTCACCGTCGACGAGGCCACCCAGGCCGTGCTGCAGGCGGTCGCCGTGGGCGATGTCAGCCCGTCGACGATCCATCAGCAACTGGCCGCTGTCCGCAAGGCCGCCCTACACAAAGCCTCCCGCTAAGGCGCGTCGCGCGCCGCCTCTCACCCCTCCGGCTGCCTGTCAGGTGGCCATGCAAGGAACCCGCCCCAATGCTGATTATCGGCCTCTATGGGGGCTCGCCCGAGTCCCGCCACGAAATCCAACGCGCCCTGGTCCACCCGCAAAAACGCCCCGAGCTGCAGGCCTTCGCCTGCCCGATCGCGGTGCGCCTGGCGGGGTCGCGGGTGCACCACCTGCGTGCCGCCCTGGAGCAGCGCCCGGCCGGCGTCCAGGTGCTGCTGGTGACGCATGTGCAAACCGTCGAGGAAGCCCAGTTGCTCAAGGAGTACGGCGCGCGCATGTGGTACGTCATGGGCCAGCCCAGTGAAGTGATCCCGCTGGCCCAGGGCGACCTGCCGGTGACCGGCATGGTCGGCGGCTGCCGGCACTACCTCGACCCGCTGGAAGCGCTGAGCCAATCGCTGCTCGATGCGCGCCGGAGGCGCTGATGGCCTTGCCTCACTACGCCTACCGCGACCCGGCCCTGCAGGTGGAGGCGGACGAGCTGCACCGCATGGGCTGCCAGGGCTGCGCCCGGGCCGAGACCATGCTCGGCCTGTCGTTCTGCCCCAGTGACCTGCGTTACCCCAGCTGCAAGGGCAACAAGCGCGACGGCTACCTGCTGGCTCGCGAGCATGGGGGTGAGGGATGACGCCACTGACGCAAAAACGCCTCAAGGTCCATTTGGAAAAATGGGCACGCTGGACCGCCGGCCTGGGCGTAGGCCTGGGCGGCGGCAGCATTCTGGCGCGCTGGATGGACAGCAAGGGTCACCTGATTTTCGGCGGCAACAGTGGCCCGAAAAAAGGCCCGATCGATGACTGGGAAGCGGCGATCGAGGCCTGCGTGCTGCACCTGGCCACCACCGACCTGCTGGCCGCTGACGTGCTGCGCCTGGAGCACGACGCCGGGATCGACAACGTGCTGAGCCGCCGGGGCATTCAAGGCTATGACCCGATCAACGCCACCAGCGTGCGCCGCGCCAAGGCCCTGGGCATCAGCGATCGCACCTATCGCCGCCACCTCACTACCGCGCGCCAGGCTGTGGCCACCGCGCTGAAACTGGAGACACCCCCCGCATGAAATCCCACCCGCTGTTCGCCTGGCTCGGTCAGGAGCCTGACCAAATCCCTCTGGCGCGCTTGAATGCCTACAGTGCCGCCCTCGGGCTCGATGCGCGCGTCGTGACCCATCACGCCCTGCGCGGCGAGGGCCAGCCGTTGGACGCCTTCCTGCAGGCGGCGCTGACCCGGTTCGATCGGGCCTACGTCGAGCGCGAGCTGGGCGCTGGGTTTGTCGCCGCCGTGGCCTTTATGACCCCCAACCACCGCGCCGGCTTCCTGTTCGTGCGCCCTACCACGCCGGCGGCCGTGGCGCTGTGGGCCATTGGCCTGGCCGACCTGGACAACCCGCTGCCGGTGCGTCAGCGCCTGTCGGAGCTGTGCGCGCCAACGCTGACGCCGATTGCGCCGTGCGCGCCGGCCGATCGCACCCGGCAGTTGGCCCAGGCGGAATTGTCCCGCCTGCACGCCCCGACGCTGCAGGGCGCCTTTGACCTGCTGATCGACGGCCTGCAGCTGCACGCCCATGGCTTGCCCGGGCTGATGTTCGATCAGGGCGAGGGCCGCCTGTGATGCGCGAGGAATTTGTGCAGGTCCTTGGGCGGCGGGTGCTCAAGGCCCTGCCTCGGGCCGAGGTGCTGCGCCTGCAGGCCGGCGACAAGTACGTCACCGTCTATTCCGCGACCCAGGAGGTGCTGCTGGCGGATTCCCTGGCCGCCCTGGAGCGCGAAGGCATGCCGGGCTTTTTCCGTTGCCACCGCACGCACCTGGTGCGCCTTGACCTGATCACCCGGGTCTGGCGTGCGCACAACAGCACCGATTACTGGCTGCAGCTGCAGGGCTGTGCCGAGCCGCTGCCGGTGTCGCGCCGCCATCGTCGCGCGCTGTTTGCTCTGCGCCCGGAACTCAACCCCTCGGCGTGATCCGTCACGCCGCCTTGTTCTTTCCCCTCACTGGAGCCTCCGATGAACGAATTCACCACCCTGCTCGCTGCCGCTGGTCAACGGGTCGGCGAGATCCCCCTGGCCGCCGTGCGGCGCATCGAGCGCGCGGGTACGCGCGTGATCGTCCATCTGCGGGACGGCAGTCAGCTGTTGCTCGACGAATCGATCCTGTTCCCGGACCTGGCGGTGTTGCCGGACTGGATCGCGCCCGATGGTCTCAACCTGGTGCGCCGGAGCGCCATCGAGCGCGTGCGCCCGGCCCCGGGCTTCGACCTGTTCCAGGTACTGCTCGACACGGGTGAGGTGTGGTGGGTCTCGGGCGCCTATGGCGTCGCGCTGGCCGGGGCCTGGGTGGCCAATGTCGAGCGCCGGTTTGAAGGGCACCCGTTAGATGCGGGCTCGCTCATGCCGTGGCCACCAGAGATTCCCGCGCCCAAGCCGGGCCCGATGTCCGACGACTTCCGCAAGCTGTTCAGTGACCGCCGCCCGGGTGCCTACCTGTCGCTGCCGTGATCCGTCACACCTAAATAGGCGCGTTCGCGCGCCACTCCCCCGCGTCACCTTCTACCCTTCCCCTTGCCCCGGCGTTCGGCTGCCTGCCGTTCGCCGTCGGCGCCTGCCCGAGGCCTGCCCCATGCCCCGCACCCTGAAAACCGAGATCACCGAGGCATCCATCAAGCGCCATGCCGCGGATCCCGACATTCGCGAACTCAACGACCCGCGCCTGCCGCTGCGCCTGCGCTATGGCAAGGACCGCGCCGCGGCCAGTTGGCACCTGGTGCGCCACGTCGACGGCAAGGACCTCTGGCGCAAGGTCGGCAGCTGGCCGGCGCTGACCAGCAAGGCGCTCAAGGAGGCCCTGCCGCGCATCCTCGCCCGTTACGCCCATGATTCCGGTTACACCGCCACGGTCAGCGGCTACACCACCCTCAACGACCTGCTGGTCTGGTACGAGACCCGTCTGGCGACTAACCGGAATTTGTCGGCCCGGCGCATCGCCACCGTGCGCTCGGCGATTCGTAAACACCTGCGGCCCAAGGTCGGCGCCCTGTCCTTGATCGACTGCACCCGCGCCGCCCTGGACGCCCAGTTGATCTGGCCACTGCAGGGGCAATGCTCACTGGCCCATACGCGCCTGGTGTGGTCGGCCTTGCGGGTGATCTGCAAGCAAGCGGCCAAACTGCAGCTGGTGGAGGTCGACCCGTTGCTGGGCATGCAGTTCTCCGACTTTTCCAGCGTGGCGATCCGCGCCAAGGCCATGCGCATTCGGCCCGAGGTGATCGCCCCGCTGCTGGCCCAGTTGGCCGAACGCTTCGACGAACGCCCGGCCGAGGTGATGCTGGTGGCCCTGCAGCTGGCCCACGGCACGCGGATCAACGAGACCCGCCTGGCGCGCTGGCAGCACGTCAACGGCGGCGGCTGGTGGCACATTCCGGCCGAAAACGCCAAGACCCGCGAAGCCTTGAACATCCCCATCACCGCGCAGCTGCAGGGCCTGCTGGAACGCTACCGGGCCCGTCAGGTCAAGGCCGGTTATAGCGGGGTGTGGCTGTTCCCGGGCAAGCGTCAGGGCCAACCCTTGTCCGAACGGGCGGCGCTGGAGGTCTACGCGCGCTATTCGGCCGGCGAGTGGAGCAGTCACGACCTGCGCAAACTGGCGCGCACCACCTGGCTCGACCTGGGCATCGACTACCTGATCGGCGAGCTGCTGCTCAACCACAAGCTCAAGGATTTGAACGCCGCGTACATCCATACCCACGCCGAGGAACGCAAGCGCGACGGCCTGCAGCGCTGGCACGCCTGGCTCGATGCCCGGGGTTTTGCGGCCTTGCACGCCAAGACGTCACCAAGACACGAAGAATCCAACAGTGCGCTGCAGGCCGCGGCGGGTATGGGCTCGGCGGCGGGTGAGGCGTACATAAGCTAGGAGGACGTTGTGCGCGGCGGGCGCTTCGGAATACAATCGTTTTGCATTTATCAAAAACGGTTTGATTTTAAGGCGCCCGTCCATGACTCGACCCACCCGTTCCACCCTACGCCAGGGCCAGACCCTGTACGTGCTGGTTTGCCCGCTGCTGAGTAATTCCGGGCGCCATGAAACCCTGGCCGTCTCCATCGACAGCAACGCTCGGCGCGACCGCGTCGGGCGCCTGATGGGTCCGGCCGGGGTCTACAGCTACAGCCGCAAACGCATCGAGTCGCTGGCCAACGGCCTCAACGCGCGCCAGGCGGCCGATCCGGTGCAAACCCTGGACGTGCCCTTGCCGCGCTCGACGTCGCGCCGTCAGCGGCCTTTCAGGAGCTTGACCCATGTCGCGTAAGCCTTCCCTTGCCTCATTGCGTGCCGGCCAGACCCTGTACCTGGTCAACGAATACGCCACGGCGCGCTGTGGCCGGGCGCAGATCGCCATGATCCACGTCAGCAATGCCGACATTCGGCATGCCCAGGACGTGTTGCGCGGCCTGCCGCCGATGACCTTTTACTCGCGCCGCCGCGCCCTGCGCTGTGGTCGCCAGTTGGTGCGCAAACAGGCGCAACTGAAAGGCGCGCTCGGCAACATCATTCGCGCCCTGGCGTCGGAGGGTCGGCCATGAGGCGGATTCTGTTGTTGGGCGCCGGTCTGTTGGGTCTGGCCAGCCTGAGCGGCTGTTATGCCCCGGACGCGGCCCAGCGCGCCCTGTTCGATGCCGGCTACACCGGGATTGAAGTCAGCCGCGAGCCGCTGCTGGCCTTTTCCAAGTGCGCCGACGGCGATCGTTTCGAGACCTGGTTTACGGCCGTGAGCCCAGCGGGGCGCCGCGTTTCGGGCGCGGTGTGCAGTGGCTGGTTTAAGGGCTCGACCGTGAGGGTGGACTGATGAGCGAACAAACCTCCCTGGCCCGGCTGGGCCGCCTGATCGGCGACGACGCCCATGCCCTGACCTTTCAAACCTTCGGCCAGTACCGCACGGCGCTGCTGGCCGAGGTCAAACTGCTGCAGGGCCTGCCGGGCGCGGCCCCAGTGGTGCTGTCGAAGGCCGAGCAGGATATTCAGGCGGCGCGCCTGAGTCTCCAGTTGGAGCATGCGCAGTGTGGTTTTCCGGCGACGCGGGATGATGCCTACGCCTCGGGCGAGCTGGTATTGGAAGCGTCGGCCTACCTGGTCGCGGCGCGGGGGTTCAACCAGGCCAATGCGCCACGGTGTTTTCCATGGGATCGCGTGCACTGGCCGCTGGACACGCCGCGCGGCTACCTGGTCAGGACGGCCGCGTTGTGCCGTGATGAGCTGGAACGCCTGGACCGCGCGGCGGCGCAGGCGCGCCCATGAGTCGCGCCAAGCCGCTGACCAAGGCCCAGCAAAAGGCCCTCGACCAGAAAGCCAAGGACGAGCAGAACGCCCGCAAGGAGGCTCAGCGCCGCCGCGAGAAAGCCCTGGGCATCGAGCGTAAGGAGCTGGCCCTGTCGACCCGCGAGCTGGACATGGTGCGCTTTGGCTGCCTGGTGCGCGGCGGCCTGGCTGAGCCCTACAGTCTCAACGAATACCTCAGTACGCTGATCCGCCGGGATTATGCGCAGCTGCAGGAACAACTGCAGGCCGTCCAGGGCCAGACCTGCGAGCAGTGCCACCAGCCGTTGCCGCAAGGCTGCGGCGGCGAGCATCCGGGGTATGCCACCTGCTGGTTTACGCGGGGTCCGGCCTCGCTATTGCTGTGACTGGTCACAACAGCGTGCATTGAGTGAAATACAAAAATATTTGAAATATACAAAACGGTTTGACAGTTCTGGCCGCTTTCCTTATCTTTTGTTCTAGCGTGGTGATTGACGCGCCACCGCTGACCCTATCAGGCCACCCCCGCCCGGCCATTTTTTTGATGTAACCCCGGCCCCAGCCTGCCGGGTGCTGAATGCCCCGATTCAGCGCTCTTTTTATTTCGCCTCACACTTTTTTACCCGGCCGCCCCGCCGGGTTTTTTTTCGTCTGGAGTTTTTAGCATGTCGAGAGCCCTGGAACTGGCGAAGGACGCGACCCAAGCCGCCCCGCCGGTGTATGTCGCGGCGCAAACGCTGTTTTTCGGGCTGCCGCTGAGTGGCTGGGCGTCCCTGCTGGCCATCGTCTACACGGCGTTGATCATCCTCAACCATATCCGCAAGCAGTGGCTGCCCTGGCTGGTGTCGAAGCCGTGGACGCGCTCGCAGTGGTGGAAGGGTTGAAGCTGCCGCGAGGGCTGGTGATCCCGCTGGCCGGTTCGGCCTTGGCCATTGCGGGCAGCCTGGCGCATTACTTCGAGGGGACGCGTTATGCCGCGTACCAGGATGTCGGCGGGGTCTGGACTGTCTGCGACGGCCATACCGGGCCGGACGTGACGCCGGGGCTGGTGGCGACGGAGGCGCAGTGCGAAGCCTACCGCCAGGCCGATTTGGCGGTGGCTAACCGCGCGGTCAAGCGCCTGATCACCCCGCCGCTGTCGCCGGCCTGTGAAGGGGCCTTGACCGACTTCACCCTGAATAACGGCGGCGGCACGCTGGCCAAGTCGTCGATCCGCACCAAGTTCAACGCCGGTGACTACGCCGGCGGCGCGGCCGCTATTTCCCTGTACCACTACGCCGGCGGCCGTGACTGCCGGCTGAGCACGTCCAGTTGTACCGGGATCGTGGTTCGGCGCTCGGTCGAGCGCTGGTTATGTGAGTTGAACCTATGAACCTTTCCACCCTCTGGGCGTTCTTCTGCGCCCTGTTCCGTCCTAAAGGAGCTATCAATTTGGCACTTAATGATCTTGCCGACCCGGGCGCCGCTGCCGGCGTGGTTTCCGCTGCTGCGCCTGTTTCTGTCGGTGTTGCTGCTGCTGACGTTGCTGCCGTCGCCGCGCCTAGCGTTGCCGTCGCTGGCAATGATTCTACTGCGCTTGTTCAGACACTCACCGCCCTTGGCGTTGCTGTTGATCCGGTCGACCCGACTGCTGCTGTCGCGCTGGATGCCTTTGTTGCGCCGCTTGCCGCTGGACCAGCTGTTGCGCTGGTCGCTGCGCCCGCTCTGGCTACGCTGGATCCTGACGACGAGGCCGAAGACCGCGCCGAGCTGGAAAACCTGGGCACGCTGGTCGGGGGTGCGGATCTGTTCGTGACCTCGCTGAAAAACCTGGTGTCGTTCGCCCTGGAGCTGGGGCACGACTTCGACACCGCGTTCGACGCCGCGGCCGCCCGCGTCAAAGCCATGATGACGGCGCAGCAATGAAAACGGCCCTCGCGCTCGTTCTGTGCGTCCTGGTGCTGCTCGGCGGCGTGTCCTACATCGAGTGGCAGTTGCACACAGCAGAGAGCGCGGCGGCCACGGCGAACACTGAGTTAAAGGCAGCAAAGGAGGCGAATCAATCTCAGGCCCTGGCCCTGGCGACCCTGAAAGCCGACCGCGCTGCCGACCAACAGCAACTGGCCGCGCTGGCTGATCAGCTGACGTTGATCGAGGCGCAGCGCAATACCGCGCGAAGTACCTTCGCCCAGGTGGTGGTGCATGCAACGCCCGCTGATAAAGACTTGCTTAATCGCAAGTTGCCTGCTGCTACTTTGCAGCTGTTCCCGCGATCAACCGTCACCGTTGATCCAAACGCAAGTAATCCGCCTGTCCATCCCTGACGCGATGCTCACGCCTTGCGCCATGACCGGGATGGACGGCGACACCGTTGCCGACCTGGTGAACTACGCCATCGATCAAAACGCCGCCATAGCCTGTTATCAGGCCAAGCAAAATCAGGTGCGCGCGAAAGTGGCCAATCAGCCCGCCGGTTAATGAGTTGGAAAAAGCCCATGTCTGATGCTTTTAATATTTCGATACGATCCAATATCAAGGAAATCAGTAAAAGCCTCTCAGACATGGCATTCAAACAAATTGCTTTTGCTACAACTAAGGCCCTGACCGAGTTAGCAAAAGAAGTACAAGCCGATGAGAGTGACAACATCGCGCATACATTCAAGAAGCCCAAGGCCTTTACCAAAAATGCCGTGGGCATGCGTGGGGCACGGAAGGATAACTTGACCGCGCTGGTGTTCGTGCGGCCCATCGCCGCGCGTTACCTCGACCCGTATGAAACGGGCGGCGATCACGTCCTGCCAGGTTCCAGCCAGGCCATTCTCAACCCCAAGGACATTAGGCTAAACGCCAATGGCCAGTTGCCGCGCGGGGTGCTGGAACGGCTCAAGGCGCGCCCGGATATCTTTATTGGTCCGGTGCAGACCAAGGCCGGCCCGGTCAATGGGGTGTGGCAGCGCATCCCGGCCGCCAAGACCGGCGCGCAACTACGGCGCCGAGCCGCGGCCGGCGTGAAAGCCGTCGGCCACCTCAAGTTGCTGATTCGTTTCGGTGATGCCCTGCCCGTGAATAAGCGGCTCAACTATCGCAGTCGGGCAAAAAGTTTGGTGGATCGTCGGTTTGATGCGGCATTCGCCAAGGCCATGGCTGAGGCGCTGGCTACTGCGAGGTGAGTCAATGTTTGTTCTAGTCCTGATGCTGTTGTTTATGGCCGCCGTGCCAATATTTGTTATTGGCGTGCCGTTGTTAGTTGTTGGTGTTTGGTTTGTTTCTGAATTGGTAGTTAAAGCCGCTGGCCTGTTCCTGAATATCTATGAGTGGGTGCTCGGGGTTCTGGCTGTCCTTATCGCCGAATTAATCGGCGCCATTGAAATAAGACCCTATAAAGGTTAATACGATGCACACTTTCTTATTGTTTATGGTGGGGGTGATGTGCTTGTGCGCAGTTATCACCATTGTTTCGTTGGCCATTGATGAAAACCTAACACCGGTCGGCAAGACGTTTTCCAGTGGGTTTGTCGGTTGTTGCGCGGTCGTCCTGGTGCTGCTGGTGATGCGCGCGGATCCCGCAACGATTGCGGCGGTGTCAGGCGTGGCCATGGTGCAGCACTTTGAGCATCTGCCGACGTTTGAGTCCGGTTCGGTCGCGCTGCCAGATGAGGTGATCGAGGCGCCGCGTGCGGTCAGTGCGGCTCCGGCTGTTGCTGCTGCGCCTGTCGCGGCCGCTGCGCCGGTGATGGTGGCGCAGGCGCCGGCGTCCGACTCGACCAAGGACATGCTGCTCGGCGGTGCGCTGGGTTACATGCTCGGTTCATCTGGTCGCCAGTCGGCCGCGCCGGCGGTGCAGTCCGTGACGAGTCACACGACGGTGATTCATAACGCACCCACTGCTGCGCCATCCGCGCCGACGCCGCCACCGGTGGCCGTCACGCCACGGCCAGCACCTGCGCCGAAACCGGCGGCAGTGGCCAGCGCGCCACGGCCGGCGCCGTCGTCCTTTCGTTCCACGTTCTCGATGACGCGCAGCCGTCGCTGATCGCGTAGCCATTCAACTGTGAGGTGGTCGCCATGATCAAGTAGATGAACGCTTTTCCTGAGTCACGGGCGCAAGTGACCGTTTACATGCCCCACCCGTAAAACGAGGGCAGCGCTGGCCTGGCGGTGTGACTGAATACCAGGCTCGGAGTGCGTCAGCCAGCCAGCTGACCCCGACAGCGACCGCGAAGGTCACAAGGACGGCCAGTGGCACGGCGCCGGATAACGTCACCGGCACGCTCGGGAGGGCCTGACGGGGTGGGTAGGAGGGCCATAGGCACCCCCCCCTTGTTTGGGTCCCTCCTGGGTCCTTTTGCAGCGTGGGCATTGCGCGCCGCGCTGCGGCCCCAGCTAAAAGTTTTGAAATTTGGGTAACAGTCGAAAATGGCCGTAGTCAATCAAGCGGAATTTGCTCGGCTGATGGACGTTTCGCGGAAAACGGTCACGGTCTGGAAAGGCCGCAATTTACTGGTGTTGCAGGGCGATTTGATCGACGTCGAAGCGTCGAAAAAGATCCTGAAAAAATACCGCCGCGAAGGCCTCGAAACTGTTACCTCAAAAACCGCCGGCGTCGGCAAAAAACCGCCGGCAGGTAACAAGCCAGGTAACACGAAAAAGGCGCCGGCAGGTAACAGTCAGGTAACGCCCCGGGCGCCGAGAAAACGGCCGCCACCGGAACCCGGCACGCTGGAGTTTGAGGCCGAGGTCGAGCTGGATCGGCGCGGCGCGAATCTAACCCTTAACGAAGCGCGGCGGGTCAAAGAGAACTACCTGGCCCTGCTGCGCGAATTGGAATACCAGGAGCGCACCGGCTCGCTGGTCGACCTGGACCTGGTCAAGCGCGTCCTGTTTGAGGAACACCGATCCCAGCGTGATGCCTGGCAGAACTGGCCGGCCCGTGTGGGGCCGCTGGTGGCGGCCGTCCTTGGGCTGGAAGCCGATAGAGTCGTAGGGATCCTAAACGAGCATGTCCACAAACACCTCGTCCAGCTCGGAGAGCCTGAACTCGACCTTAGCGCTGAGCAAAACTGATCAACTACGTTCGGCCATTCGCCGGGGGTGGACGCCGCCGCCGCGTATCAGCGTGCCCGACTGGGCCGACCGTTTTCGGGTGCTGGCCAAGGAGGCCGGCAGCACCTCGGGCAAATGGTCGACGGCGACGGTCGAGGTCGCACGCGGACCGATGTTGGCCGTGACCGAGGCCGGCGTGCGCACCATCACCGCGATGGTCAGCACCCAGCTATTGAAAACCGCCCTGCTGGAGAACATCACCGGCTTTTTCGCGCACCTGGACCCGTGCCCGATCCTGTTGATTCAGCCCAAGGAAGCGGCCGCCGAGCAGTTTTCCAAAGAGCGTATTTCGCCCCTGATCCGCGTGACCCCGGTCCTGCGCGCGATCATGGGCAGCAAAGGCAAGTCCCGCTCCGGCGACGAAACTTTGCTCTACAAGGCCTTCCCCGGTGGCTTTCTGGCCCTGGCCGGCGCCGGTAGCCCCGATAACCTGGCGCGCCGGCCGATCCGGGTCGTGCTGTTCGACGAGGTCGACAAGTACCCGATCACCCGAGAGGGCGAGCCGATCCCTATCGCCGAGGAACGCATGGCGACCTTCGGCGCTAACTCGCTGTCGGTGCGCGTGTGTTCGCCGACCGTGCAGGACGAAAGCCGGATCGAGGCCAGCTATCTGGATTCGGACCAGCGCCGGGCGTCGATGGAATGCCCGCACTGTCGTCACCGCCAGTTCCCCGATTTCGTCAAGCATGTGATGTGGGACAAGAAGGGCGAGACCCACCTAACCCGCACCGCGCGGCTGTACTGCGAAAGTTGCGGGGTCGGCTGGGCGGAGGGCGACCGCCTGCTGGCCCTGAACACGGTGCGCTGGCACCAGACCCGGCCGTTTGACTGCTGCGAGCAGCACCACCGGCCGCTGGAAATGTACGACCAGTTCCGGATCACCGAGGGCCTGGCGGCGCTGGATCGGGTCTGGTCCTGGAGTCAAAGCGACCGCCACGCGGTGTACCTGGCCAAGTGTCCGACCTGCGGGGATCTGCCGGTCAGTAATGAACACGCCGGCTTCCAGGCTGGGAAATTGTTCAGCCCCTGGCCCAAGGACAGGCCCGCCGATATCGCCCGTAAGTGGATCTCGGCCCAGGGCAACGAGGAAATGCTACAGGTCTGGTACAACACGCAAATGGGCCTGCCGTATCGCAAACACGCCGGCAAAGAGATCCGGGTGGAAGCCCTGATCAGCCGTTGTGAGCTGTGGTCGGCCGAAGTGCCGGACGGGGTGGCGATCATCACCTATGGCGTCGATATTCAGGATTACCGGGTGGAGGTCGAGACGATTGGCTGGGGCCTGAATGAAGAATCTTGGTCGATTGACTACAGCGTGATCGAGGGCGAGTTTTCAGAGCCCGACACCCAAGCCCGCCTGGACGCGCATTTAAAACGCCTGTGGTATCGCGGTGACGGTCGAGCGTTCGCGGGCAAGGCCGCGTGCATCGACTCCGGCGGTCACCACACGCAGGCGGTGTATGCCTTCTGCAAGGCGCGGATCAGCCGCCGGGTCTGGGCGATCAAGGGCGAATCGGCGCAGAACGGCCAACGCAACCCGGTCTGGCCGGTGAAGAAACCCAACGCGCGGAACAAGGCGGCGTATCGACCGGTGATGATCGGCGTTAACTCGGCCAAGGACAGCGTGGCCGGGCGCCTGCAAAAAGACACGCCAGGCCCCGGCTACATGCACTACCCGACCAGCCGCGACCTCGGCTATTTCGAGCAGTTGACCGCCGAGCGGTCGGTGGTCAAGTTCAAGTCGGGCCACAAGTACCGGGTGTGGGAAGTTCGCCCAGGGCGGGCTAACGAGGCGCTGGACTGCCGAGTGTATGGTTACGCGGCACTACAAGGCCTGTTGCACATGGGGCTAAAACTCAATGCCGAGGCCATGGCCCTGGCCAAGACCATTGGCCCGACCGTGGCGCGTCCCGTGCCACCAGAAGCGCTAGCGGCCGGGGTGTTGATCGAGCACAGCGCGCCGGTGGTTGTCACCGCGCCCGAACCACCACCGAAAAAGCGCCGGCGCTTGGCGTGACCGGTCACGAAACCTAACCCCGCCGCGTGCGGGGTTTTTATTTGGGGGCACTTATGCGCCGTACTTCTCAACCGGCGGTCAGCCTGCTGGCCGGCCGTCCCGTACTCCAGCTACAAAGCGACTTGGCGGCCGCGCAAACGGCCTATGTCGAGTTATCGAGCGGTTCCAAGGTGGTCAGTGCGTCCTATGCTCAGGGCGCCGGTAGCCGCACGGTCAGCTATACCCCGGCCGACATGGGCGCGCTGCAAATCCTGATCCGCTCGTTGCAGCAACAGTTGGGTATTGTCCAGCGCGCCCGTGCCCCGATCAGGCCGGCATTCTGATGGCCGACACTGTGCGTATCCTCGGCGCCAATGGTCAGCCCTTGGCGCCCATGCAGCCCTCGCGGTCCAAGATGCTCGCCCATGGCAGCCGCACGCCCTATGACGCGGCGGCTCAGGTTGGCGAGCATGTCCAGGACTGGAACCCTTACCTAGCGTCGCCGGATGGCGAGCGCAACATGTACCGTGACCGGATCACCGCGCGCTCGCGGGACCTGGTGCGTAACGATGGCTGGGCCTCGGGCGCCGTGACGCGGATCCTCGATAACCAGATTGGTGGTCAGTTCCGGCCGATGTTCAAGCCGGACTATCGGGCCTTGGCCCGGCGCACCGGGATCAAGGCCTTCGACGCGACCTGGGCGCATGAATACGCCCAGGTGGTCGAGGCCAACTATCGCGCCTGGGCCGATGACGCTGGCAGCTACGCCGATGCTCAGCGGCATTCGTCGATTGTCCAGCTGATGCGCCTGGCCTTCCGGCACAAGCTGATTGATGGTGACGCGCTGGCCCAGCTGCTGTGGTTGCCGGATCGTCAGGGGCCGGGTCGCGCCACCTATGCCACCGCGCTGCAATTGATCGACCCGGATCGGCTGTCCAATCCACAACTGCAATTCGATACGCTGACCATGCGCGGTGGGGTGGTGGTCGACCGCTTTGGTGCGGCGACCGGTTATCACATCCGCCGGGCGCACCAGGGCGATTGGTGGTCCGCTGCGGACAGCATGACCTGGGACCTGATCCCGCGCGAAACGGCGTGGGGGCGGCCGATCATCGTCCACGACTATGATCCGGACCGCGCCGGCCAGCACAAGGGCGGTACCGGGATTTTTACCCCGATCCTGACCCGCATGAAAATGCTGGCCAAGATGGACGGCGTGGAGCTGGACGCGGCGGTGGTTAACGCGGTGTTCGGAGCCTATATCGAAAGCCCTTACGACCATGCCCTGGTCGAAGAAGCCCTAGGCGACGAGTCGGTCAGCGGCTTGAAAACCTACCAGGATGAGCGCGCGGACTTCCACCAGGAGCGGCGCACGTCGCTGGGTGGCGTGCGCATGCCGATCCTGTTCCCGGGCGAGAAAATCAACGCGGTGGCCTCGACCCGGCCCAATGCCAACTTTGCCGGCTTCCAGAATTCGTTTCTGCGCAACTTTGCCGCGCAAACCGGCCTGTCCGCGCAGCAGCTGTCGAACAACTGGTCGGACGTCAACTACAGCTCGGCCCGTGCCGCGATGCTGGAAGCCTATAAAACCATGGCGCGCCGGCACTACGACTTCAGCCACCGCTTTGCCAGCCCGATTGTGAATGGCTGGCATGAAGAAAGCCGCGATGTCGACGAGTACCCACTGCCGCGTGGCGCGCCGGACTTTGAAGTCTGTCGCGGGCTGTACGGCCGCATGATCTGGATGAAACCGGCGCGCGGCTGGGTTGATCCAGTCGCCGAGAAACAGGGGGCGATCCTGGGTATGGATGCCGCGTTGTCGACGCTGCAGCACGAGTGTCAGGAGCAGGATCTGGATTGGCTGGAAGTGCTGGAACAGCGCGCCATTGAAGAAGCCAAGATGGTCGAGCTGGGCATTGAAAAGCCGGCCTGGGCCGGCGGTGTGCCAGCGCAAAATCGAACATTACCCGCGAACGAGTCAGACAAAAAACCGGAGCCTCAATGATGCAGTTTGGCCACCTGGCGCAACGCATGTTCAACACGCCCGTGGCGATCCGCCCGGAAAAGGCCGAGGTGATCATGGCCGCCCTGGCCGAGCGCATGGGCCTGTCCTCGCTGCGCTATTTGGGCGGCGAGTCGATCAGCCTGGCTAAGCCGCTGATGATGGAGGATGACGGCTACGACTACGGCGCCCGGGATAAGCGCGAGGCGTGCGGTTACGACATGGCCGGCCCTGTGGCGGTGATTCCGATTCACGGCACCCTGGTGCAAAAGCTCGGCTCGTTGCGGCCTTATTCGGGCATGACCGGTTACGACGGGATCCGTCAGGCCTTTGTCACGGCCATGAATGACCCCAAGGTCAAAGCGATTGTGCTCGATGTCGATTCGCCCGGCGGCGAGGTCGCCGGCTGTTTCGACCTGGCCGATATGATCTACCAGGCGCGTGGCGATAAACCGATCTGGTCGATTCTGACCGAGTCGGCCTACTCGGCGGCCTATGCCCTGGCCAGTTCGGCGGATCGCATCCTGGTCCCGCGCACCGGTGGCGTCGGTTCGATTGGCGTGATTTGCATGCACGTCGACATGAGCAAGGCGCTGACCAGCGCCGGGCTGCAAGTGACGTTCATCACCTACGGCGACCGCAAGGCCGACGGCCATGCCGAGATCGCGCTATCGCCCGAGGCGCTGAAAAGCTTTCAGGTTGATATCGACACCATGGGCGAGCTGTTTGTGGACACCACGGCGCGCAATCTGGGGCTCGCGGCGAGCAAGATCCGCGCGACCCAGGCCGCCACCTACCTGGGCGCCAAAGGCGTGGACATGGGCCTGGCCCATGCTGTGGCCTCGCCCGACGCTGCTTTCCGCTCGCTGATTAAACAGCTGGCATAACCCCCTGAAAAGGATTCGATACCGTGAGTAAATTACAGAGCTTCGCTGCTTTCCTGGGCTTGGCCCCGCGTGGCGCCAAGGCTGAAGGCGATGACGACGACAAGCCGGCGGCGGGTCCGCTGGACGACGATCCGCTCGATGAGCAAAACGCCAAGGGTAAAAAGGCCAAGGGCAAGCGCGCCGAGGATGACAAGCCCGACCCTGATGATGACGACGACGATCAGGATGACGACGACGATCAGGACGACGCCACCAAAGGCAAGAAAGCCAAGGGCAAGCGCGCCGATGATGACGACAAGCCCGACAAGGATGCCGATGACGGCGACGACGACAGCGCCAAGGCAGTACGCGCGGATCGCACCCGCTGCGCGGCGATCATGGCCTACGGCCTGCAAAACGGCTGTGCTGAGCAGGCCGGCGAGTTGGCGTTTTTCTCCGGCATGGGCAAGTCCGCCGCTATTCGCGTGCTGAAAGCCGGCGGCAGCCATGGACGCAAAGCGCCGGCGGCGAGCCTCAACGGCCGCATGGCGAATCTGAATGTCGCGCAGGTCGGCCCGGAAGGCGGTGCAGAGCTGCCGGTCGGGATGTCGGCGATTGCCGCCGGGATCATCAAAGCGGGCCAATAAGCCCAGTTAATCACCCCCTTTTAAACGGATCCGTTTATGTCCATGACTCCTTTGAACGTGAGCGACAACGCCCAAGTGCCGGGCGTTTCCGCTTTCATGTACCGCCCTGATCAGCTGATCGCCGATTCGCGCAATCTGGTCAGCCAGCCGATTCTGTTGCCGGCGGGCACCTACAAGCGCGGTACGGTGCTGGGTCTGCAATCGGTCAACGACCTGGTGACCCTGGCGGCCCCGACCAACGTCGGGAATGGCACCCTCGGCAGCCTGTCGACCGCCTCGCTGAACACCGGCGTCTATACCCTGACCGCGACCGATGCGACCCACTTCGCGGTGGTCAATCCCGAGGGCGTGGCGCTCGGCAACGCCGTAGCCGGCACCCCCTTCGTCAGTGCGGAAATCTCCCTGACCATCACCGCCGGCACGACGCCGTTTTCCGCCGGTGACCTGTTCACCGTCACGGCCTACGACGCGACCGGCCTGTATGTGCCGTGTGTGCGCACCGCCAGTGACGGCAGTCAGGACCCCTCGGCCATTCTCGCGGATGACGTGACCACCAGCGTGACCGTCACGGCCGGCGCCTATGTGGCCGGTGAATTCAACCTCAACGCGCTGACGTATGACGCGAGTTGGACCCCGGCCCTGCTGACGGCGGCCCTGCGCAAATACGCGCTGTATGCCAAGGGCTCGATCAGTGCCGCCGCGCCGCTGAACAACTCCGCGCCGTAACCCTCGACCGCCACCCGTACCCCGCCGCGTGCGGGTTTTTTTTCGCCTGGAATCTGCCAAAAAGCCCGCCGCTGTGCGGGCTTTTTTGTGGGTGATCCAGTCTCCCGGAGTAGTTATGCCCAACCCGAATGTGCCTAATCTGGAATTCAGCACGGTCGACCTGATTCAGGTCGTGCCGACCCTCAAGCGCCCGAGCAAGTTTTTGCTCGACAAGTTTTTCCCGTTCACCCAAATGTCCGAAACCGAGTACGTGGCTATCGACATCGATGTCGGCAAGCGCCGTATGTCGCCGTTTGTCAGCCCTCTGGTGGAAGGCAAGCTGGTCGAGCAGCGCGGCCGTCAGCTCAACTTGTACAAGCCGCCGTACATCAAGGACAAGCGCGCCCCGGATCTGCGCAAGCCGGTGATGCGCCAGATCGGTGAGCGGATCGGCGGTGGCCAACTGAAAGGCGCTGAGCGTGAAATGGCCAACATCAACGCCGAGATGACCGACCAGGTCGACATGATTGATCGTCGTCTGGAATGGATGGCCGCCAGTGCCCTGCAAACCGGCCAGGTGGTCGTCTCCGGTGAAGGTTTCCCGACCGAGGTGATCGACTTCGGCCGTGACCCGTCGTTGACCGTGGCCTTGACCGGTGCCAGCCAGTGGGGCGTGGTGGCCAACTTCGACGCCGAGGGCCGGGACCCGGTGCCGACCCGCTCGATTGAGCGCTGGCAGCAGCGCATTTTGCGCTTGTCCGGTGCCCAGGCGACCGACCTGGTGTTTACCACCAGTTCCTGGGCGTGTTTCCAGAACGCCAAATCGGTGTATGGCGCTATCGCCTTCCCGAAACAAAACGACTTCGGCAACGCGATCAACCCGGGCGCGCAGATTGCGCCAGGCGCGGTGTACAAGGGCCGCTGGGGTCAGTACGACCTGTGGCTGTACAACGAATGGTACGTCGACGAGGACAACGTCGAGCAGCCAATGTTGGTCGACGGCACGGTGCTGATGAGCGGCGCTGACCTGATGGGCATTCGTGCCTTCGGCGTGATCATGGATCCGGCGTTCAACTACGAATCGCTGCCGTATGCGCCGAAAACCTGGCTCAAGGAAGACCCGGGCCAACGCATGATGATGATGCAGAGTTCGCCGCTGGTGATCCCTTCCCGTGTAAACGCCTCCCTGGCCGCGACGGTGTGCGCGCCTCAATCCGATCTGAGTAACTAAGCATGGCTACTACATCGAGCAAGGAAAAGGCGGTTGAGCTGGTGACCAAGGTCGTCGCCCCTCGCCGCACGGTCGAAGACCACGCCGGAAAAACGGTGCTGCCTGGCGAGTCGGTTCAGGTTCACCCGGAGGAAGCCGAGCGCCTGACCCGTCTCGGCTTCCTGGTCGGGGATGGCGCGGCGCTGCCGCTGCGCGCCGGCCCGGCGACGTTGTCCGAATCCGAGTAAGTGGCGCTCAACTTTGACGCCCTGTTGCACGGCCCTGTTGCTGCCATTTTTGGCGAGCAGGGCCAGGGTGCAGCCCTGCCGGTCTACCAGCCGCAAACTGGTGCCGCCTACCCCGTCGACGGCATTTTCGACGATGCCTATATCGAGGCTGACTTGTTGTCGGGGATTGGGGCCAACACCGTCGAAAACGTGTTCGGCGCGCGGCTGGCGGCCTTCGCCGCTACGCCGGTGCAGGGTGACCTAATCACCATCCCGCGCGTGGGCAAAACCTTCCTGGTGCGTGACGCGCAGCCGGACGGCCATGGCTGGGTGCAACTGAGGCTCAACGAAACATGACGCAAACCATTGATCTGCTGATCAGTGCGGTGGAAGCCATGAAGGACCACACCCTGGCCGGTGCCCGGGTGTACCCGGTGATCGATTGGCCGACCACTGCCCCGCACTACCCGGTGATTTATTGCAAGGTCCCGACCGAGGAAAAGCACTCGCTCAGTCGGAACGGTGGGCCGGATTTCACCGTGACCGCGACCCTCAAGGTCTGCGCCCGAACCGAGGTCGCGGCGCTGCCCAATGGGCAGAGCGCAGCCGTGTTGTTGCAACAGCTGGCGCAGCTTAGCCAGCAAATTCAGGTGGCGCTGGTCAATAACCCGGTCCTGATGGGCCAGGTGCAGCAGGTCCCGTTTATTCACACGGAAATGGCGATCACCGCCAATGGCAACAAGGAATTGGGCGAAGTCGAGGTGTCCATCGGCCTGGAGTTTTACCAAGGCCCGGAGGACTTTTTCCCGTTACCCGTCACGCCGCTGGAATCGATGGGGCTGACGACCGACCTGATCAACGTGTTTGACCCCTCCGCAACGTATGTCGACCCGCTGTTCCCCGCTGCGGCCACCCCGGCCCCACGGACCAGCGGGCCGGATGGCCGCCCCGAGGGCGGCTTGGTCCTCGACCTCACTTAGGAACACCCCCCTATGAAAGTTTATCCCGTTGCCGGGTTGCTTCTACGCGACCCGGTCAAGGGCGATTTTGTGCCCGCCGCCGGCCGCGAGGTCAGCGATTCGCCGTTCTGGTTCCGTCGCCTGGCCTGCGGTGATGCGTCTTTGACCCCGCCCGTGGTCGAGCCTGGTTCGGCGCCTGATGCGCTGTCGGAGGCCTCGGCCCCCGTCGTCGCTGAATCGACCACCGAGCCCTTGGAGCCTAGCGCCGAGCTGACCCCGGCCGGTGATGAGCCCGCCGAAACCGAGGAGCCCGCCGAATGAGTGTGTCCTTTAACAACATCCCGTCGAATCTGCGCTTGCCGCTGTTCTCGGCCGAGGTGGATAACAGCCAGGCCAACAGTGGCGCGCAGACTCAGCGCACGCTGATCGTTGGCCAGATCACCAGCGCCGGTAATGCCGTGGCCGGTGTGCCGGTGATTTGTGCCGGCGTGACCGATGCCAAGGCCAAGGGCGGCCCGGGCTCGCTGTTGCATTTGCTGACGCAAACCTACATGGCGTCGGATTCGTTCGCTGAGGTCTGGCTGCTGCCCCTGGCGGACGCCGTTTCGTCGCTGGCGGCCAAGGGTTCGCTGCTGGTCAGTTCGGCGCCGACCGATGCCGGGGTGATTTCGCTGTACCTGGGCGGCAACCTGGTCAGCGTCGCGGTGAGCAGTACCGACACCCCGACCACCGTTGCGGCCGATATCGTCGCCCAGGTCAACGCGAATCTGGCGTTACCCGTCACGGCGGCCGTGGATGGCACCGTGCCGGCTAAGGTCAACTTGACCGCGAAAAATGCCGGGCTGTGCGGCAATGACATCGATATCCGGCTGAATTACCGGGGCACGGTTGACGGCGAGGCGCTGCCGGCCGGTATGGGCCTGACCATTGTCGCCATGGCTGGCGGCGCGACCAACCCAGTGTTGGACATGGCCCTGTCGGCCTTGGGCGATGAGGCGTTCGATTTCATCGTCTCGCCCTATACCGACACCGCGTCGCTGAATTCGCTGAAAAGCTTGCTCAATGACACCACCGGGCGCTGGAGCTGGGCCAACCAGCTGTATGGCCATGTCTTCGCGGCCAAATGCGGCACCCTGGCCACGCTGACCACCTTCGGCAACGCGCGCAATAACCAGCACGAGTCGGTGCTGGGCGTGTACGACTCGCCAAGCCCGTCATGGCTGTGGGCGGCCGACTATGCCGGCGCGGCCGCTGTGGCGCTGCGGGCGGATCCGGGGCGGCCGCTGCAAACCATCCAGCTCAGTACGGTCCTGCCGCCGCCGCATGCGTCGCGCTTTACCGCGCCCGAGCGCAACACCTTGCTCTGGGACGGGATTTCGACCTTTACGGTCGGCAGGGACGGCACGGTGGCGGTGGAAAACGTCATTACCACCTATCAGCTCAACAGCTTCGGCGAGGCCGACGACAGCTATCTGCAAGTCGAAACCATGTTCCTGCTGATGTACGTCCTGCGCGCGCAGAAGTCGGTGATCACCTCGCGGTTTCCCCGGATGAAACTCGGGGTCGACGGTGGCCGTTATGCGGCCGGCTCCAACGTGGTCACGCCGTCGGTGATTCGCGCCGAGCTGATCGCCAATTACCAGGAGCTGGAAACCTTAGGTTTTGTGCAGAACAGCGCGCTGTTCGCCCAGGCGCTGATTGTCGAGCAGGACAGCACCAACCCGAACCGGGTCAACGTGCTGTGGCCGGCCGAGCTGATCAACCAGCTGCGAGTCCTCGCCTTGCTGGCGCAATTCCGCCTGTAACCGGCGCCGCTCCATCCAAGCCACCCACCCGGGTGGCTTTCTTTTTGGGATATCAAAATGGGTGCAAACAATCGTCTGGCCGGTACGGCCAGCATTACCGTGAGTGGCCGCAATTACATGCTGGTCGGCGAGCTGAGCTATGACCCGTCGACCGTCAAGCGTGAAACCAAAACCGGCCAGGACGGCGTGCATGGGTTTGGTGAAATGCCGAAGGCCGGGAAAATTTCCGGCACCCTGCGCGACTCGGGGGACCTGACCGTGGCCGATATCAACGGCATGGTTAACGAAACCGTTGTGCTGACCCTGGCCAACGGCAAAACGATCATCGGTCGCAATATGTGGACCGTTGAAAGCCAAGAAGTCAAAACCGCCGAGGCCACGTTTGAAGTGGTTTGGGAAGGCCCATCCGTTACTGAGGTACCTGCATGAAAAGCCTTGACACTCTGAAACTTGAGTTCCGTAAACCGATCGTCATTGGCAAGGACGAAGGCGCGGTGACCTATACCCACGTCGAGTTGCGCGAACCGACCGCTGGCGAGCTGGAGAAAGGCCAGCGCGCTGACACCCCGGTGGGCAGCGTGATCAACCTGGTGGCTGAGATCGGCAAGATCCCGCGTCTGGTCGCGGAAAAAATGAGTGGCCGCGATATCAACCGCGCCAGTGAGTACCTGTCGTCTTTCCGCGATGGCCCCGAGGCGGCGGCGGATGGCCTGAGCTGATAGCCGAACTGACCAAGTTCTACGGTTGGGGGCCGCGTGACGCGTGGTCCCTGACGCTGGCCGAGCTGAAATGGTGGGCTCAGCAGTCCAACCGCATGATGGAAAAAAAGCCCGATGGCGAATAATTTTCAGATCCAGATTAGTGCGGTCGACAAGGCGTCAGCGGTTTTTCGCAAGGTCAACAGTGCCGTCAACCAGCTGACCCGGCCGTTTGAACAGGTCGGCCAGTCCTTTAAAAGCCTGGGCAAGGAATTGGGCTTTCAGCGCCTGGGCAAGAACCTCAGCCAAATCGGCCGCGAAGCCAAGGGCGCGGCCTCGGGCGTGGCCTCGATTGTCGCGCCGATGGCGGCGGTGACCGGGATCGGTTCGGTGGCCGGGATTATTGCCCTGGCCGATGGCTGGGCTCGGCTCGGCCGCTCGACGGCCAACACCGCCGGCACCATCGGGGTTAATGCCGACGAGCTGCAAAAGTTCCAGGGCGCGGCCAAGCTGGCGGGTCTGTCGTCCGAGGACATGGCCAGCAGCCTGCAAGGGCTGTCGAGCACCATGGAAAACGCCCAGTTCGGCCGGGATAACCAGGCGCTGATGCTGTTCAACAGCTTGACCGGGGGCATGAAGCGCACGGCGTCCGGGGCGTTGGACGTGACCGGTGAGTTCAAGGCCATGGCCAGCGCGATTGCCAAGCTGGACACCCCGCAAAAGCAAATGCTCGCCGCGCAAAAGTTCGGCATGCAAGCGTTGTTGCCGTTGATCCGCCAAGGCCCGGGGGCGTTTGAGGCGCTGCAAGACCGCGCCGAGGCGCTGGGCCTGGTGATGTCGGGGTCGGCACTCAAGGCCGCGACGGATTTTGCCAACAGTTTGGACAATCTGCACGGCGCCGGTACCGGGCTGAAAAACTCGATTGTCGAGCAGATCACCCCGGCGATTAAGCCGCTGGTCGATGGCCTGGCCAATTGGATCGTGCAAAACCGCGCGCTGATCGCGCAGGACGTCGGCGCCTGGGCCAAGGACTTCGCCACCTGGGTTAACTCGGTGGATTGGAAGGGGGTCGGCAGCGGCATTCACGACTTTGTCAAAGGCATTGGCAACGTGGTGCATCACCTGGGCGGCTGGAAGGGCGCCGCGATTGCGGTCGCGGTGGTGATGAATGCCGCGCTGATCGGTGGCATCGTCAGTCTGGGCGTGACCTTGCTCCGGGGCGGTGCGGGGATTTTGGCCTTTATCGGCCTGTTGAAACGCTGGAAGTTTGCCGCCCGAAGCGCGGGCGCCGCGCAGCTGGAGGCGAATGCAGCCGGAGAGGCCGGTGGCGCGCTGGGGGGCTGGCTGTTGAGGGCCGGCGTGGTGGGGTCTGCTCTGGCCTTGAAAGGGGATAAATCCGAAGACACCCGCGACGCGGAAAACCTGCAAAACGCCGGCATGGCCGGGGATCGCGGCGCCGCTGAAAAGCTGGCCCGCCAGCAGCTAACCCATTGGTGGCACACACCGACGGACAAGGAGGTCGGCGAGCGCGCCGATGATATCGCCAGCGGCAAGCAGGCCGGCTACAGCCCGGAACTGATGGCCAGGCTGCACCCGGCGCAAGCCACGGCAGAAAAGCAGCTGACCGGGCTAGAACAGCAATATCACTTGCCGGCCGGTCTGCTGGACAAGGTGTGGAAACAGGAGTCGTCGCGCGGGGCCAACCTGTTGTCGCCGAAAGGTGCCAAGGGCCACTTTGGCTTTATGGACCCCACGGCCCAGCAGTACGGCGTGACGGATCCGAACAACTTCGCGCAATCGGCGGATGGCGCCGCGCGGATGTACCGTGACCTGTTGAAGGCCAACGGCGGCGACCTGGATAAAGCCCTGGCGGCCTACAACTGGGGCCAAGGCAACCTGGATAAAAAGGGCCTGGAAAACGCGCCGAAGGAAACCCGCAACTATATCCGCGAGGTCGAGGCGGGTATGCGCGACGAGCAGGCGCCGGCAACGGAGCAGGCAGCCCCGCAAGGGCCGATCAGCAGCGCCAAAAACGAGCCGCAACGGCATGCCTTCGACGTGACCTTTAGCGGTCTGCCGGCGGGGGTTACCGCGAAAACGCGTTCCATCACGGGGGCTGACGTGAGTACAAAAATCGGCCATTCGGCCATTGGGGGTGTCGTGTGACGAGCTGGGTTAAGCGGTTAAACCCCGCCTCGTTTCGCGGGGTGCGCTTCGGGGTGCTGGGCAGCGAAGGGCGATTCGGTCGACGGATCGCCGAGCACGAATACCCCAATCGGGATAAGCCCTATATCGAGGACATGGGGCGCTCGACCCGGCGTATCAGCCAGGTCGGCTTTCTGGTCGAGGACAGCCTGGTCTATGGTGGCGGCGACGTCATTCAGCAGTTGGAACGGATGATCGGGGCGGCGGAAAAGGCCGGCCCCGGGATTCTGATTCACCCCACGCTCGGCCAGCTGACGGTGTCGATTCCTGACGGCGGTCTGTCGGTGACTGAACGCTGGGATGAGGGCCGTTATTTCGAGCTGCATTTTTATTTTATCGAGTCGGGGGACCGGGTATTCCCGGCGGCCCAGGTCGCCACCAAAACCCTGCTGGATTCGCTGGTCGACAAATTGGGCAGCGCGGCGCTGAGTGACTTTGTGCGCTCGGTAGAGGCCACCATCGGCTCGGTATTCTCCGCGATCAAAACCGTCGAGGGCGTGGTCAGCGACACGCTCGACACTGTTGAATCGGTGATCAGTGTCGGCCAGTCCGCCGTCAATGCGGTGATCGATACGGTCGCGGGGTTTCAGCAGATGGCCGGGCGGGTGTCCCACGATGTCAGCAGTATCAGCAGTCTGGGCAGTCTGCTCACTGGCGACTGGGGGCGCTATACCTCGGGCGCCACCACCCAGGCGTTTCAGGACAGCCCGTCGTCGTCCGACACCTCGGCGGCGATGTCGACGCTGATCACGGCCGGCTGTGCGCAGCGGGCGGCGGTGACCACGGCCTCGGCGGCACTGGCGGCAGCGGCGGCGGGGTTGAATGCCAACACCGTGCCGGCCTTCGTCGCGGCGGTTAATGCCCTGGTCGCGGCGGTGGTCGCCGGGATCGCCAGTCCGGCCGATCAGATCCGTTTGCTGTCGGCCATGGCCAGCTACACCCCCAGCGGTTACAGCAGCACGTCGCCGATGGGCCAGGCTCAGACCGTCGCGCAGTTTGTGACGGCCGCGTTAGTGCGCCGGGCCACGCTGGCCGCCGTGGCCTCGGCGGCCTCGGTGTATGTGCCGAGTTCTTACGACGACACCCTGGCGGTGCGCACGGCAGTGGTGGAGTTGATCGACGCGGAATTGTTGATCGCCGGCGACATGGCCGACGACGCCACCTATGCCGCCTTGAACAGCTTGCGCCAGGCGGTGGTGCTCGATCTGGACACGCGCGGCGCCAGTCTGGCCACGCTGCAGACGTTCACCCTCAACGCCAACCTGCCGTCGCTGGTGTTGGCCAATCGGCTGTATCAGGACCCCAGCCGCTCGGATGAACTGATCGGCGAGGCTGACCCCATTCACCCGGCGTTCATGCCGTCGAGTTTTCGTGCGCTGGCCCGTTAGCGCCGTCTGAGAGTTCCCATGTTTAACGATGATGTTTCGATCACCGCCGGCGGCCAGGTGCTGAGCGGCTGGACCGACGTGCGCATCACGCGCGGCGTCGAGCGGCTGCCGAGTGACTTTTGCGTGAGCATGACGGACGCGACCCCGGGCACGCTGCAAGCCATGCAGGTGAGGAAGGGCGACCCCTTTCAACTGAAAATCGGCAATGACCTGGTGATTACCGGCTATGTCGACAAGGTGGTGCCGGGGATGTCCGCGCGCTCGCACTCGATCCGCCTGGCTGGGCGCTCCAAATGTTCGGACCTGGTCGACTGCGCGGCCGAGTGGCCGGGCGGCCAAATCAGCGGCGCTAACGCGCTGGTGATCGCGCAGAAACTCGCCTCGGTGTACGGGGTGAATGGGGAAGGCATCCCGGTGGCGACCTCGATCACCGACTTGCCGATCATCCCGCAATTCAACCTGATGCTAGGCGAAAGCGCGTTCGAGATCATCGAGCGGATCTGTCGTTATTCGGCGGCGCTGGTCTATGACCTGCCCGACGGCAGTCTGTTCCTCACTCAGGTCAGCACGAAACCGGCGGCCAGTAGCCTGATCGAGGGGCAGAACGTAGAAACCGCCTGGATCGAGGATTCGGCCGATGGGATCTTTTCGGAGTACGACGCCTATTTGCAGTCGATGCAAGACCTCGACGATCTGGGCGGCGGCACCGGTAACCTGCAATACACCGCCTATGACAAGAACTGCCGGCGGCACCGAAAAATGGTGCTGATTGCCGAGGCGGCCGGGGGCGGCCTGGCGATCTTGCGCCGTCGGACGCTGTGGGAGGCCGCGCGGCGCGCGGGCCGGTCGCAGGTGGTGCGGGTGCAGGTCGATTCCTGGCGCGATGGCGCGGGGGTGCTCTGGACCCCGAACACCCTGGTGTCGGTCGAGCTGCCGACCTTAAAACTGGAGTCGGCCACCTTGCTGCTGGGGGAGGTGACCTTTCAGCTCGATGACCGCGGCGGCCATGTCGCCGAACTGCTGCTGATGGACCCGGCGGCGTTTACCCCTCAACCGGTGTTGCTCCAGCCGCTGCTGGCCGAGTTCGCCCATGGATAACGCCGGCGCGATTTCCCGCCTGTGGCGGCGGGTGCAACTGTTCGTCACGCGCGGGCGGATCACCCTCAGCAATGACGCCGGCAACGTGCAGCTGCTCCAGGTGCGTCTCGGCGCTCAGGAGCTGCGCGATTCCACCCCGCGCCTGGGCGAGTTCGGTCACGCCTCGCGCCCGCCGGCGGGCTCGGACGTGGTCGTGCTGTTCGTTGCCGGCGACCGCTCTAACGGCGTGGTGGTCGCCAGCGGGCACCAGGCCAGCCGTCCGCGCAACCTGCTGGAAGGCGAAAGCCAGCTGTATGACCTGTGGGGCCGGTCGGTTTACCTGACCCAAGACGGCGGCATTGTGGTCGAGGCCCTGGGCACGCCGGTGACGGTCAACAACGCCACCACGGTGACGGTCAACGCCTCGGCAAAAGTGCAGTTCAACACCCCGGTGCTGGAGGTTTCCGGCCCCGGTGGCGTCGGTGGGGTGGTTAAGGTCGGCGCCGGCGCGACCGGTTCGTTTACCACGCCGCTCGGGCAGACCGTCATGGTGCAAGACGGAATCATTACCAACATTTTTTGAGGCGCTTATGAATCCCCAAGGCTCGCAACCCGTTAATGCCGGCTACTTCCAGTCGCTGACCGACCAGGTCAATGGCTCTGTGAGTTGTGCGGATCTACAGGCGATGACCACTGAGGCGTATGCCTCGATCAACGCCATGATCAAGGGGATCGAGGACCAGTTGGCGCTGTTGGCGCCGCTCCTGGATCTGCTGACGGCGCCGTCGGCCAACCTGGCCGCCATCGTCACCTGGATCACCTCGTTTATTCAGAGCTTTCTGACCCCCAGCACCAAGCCGTATTTCACCTATACCGCCCAGCTGACGGAAGTGGTGACGCAGATGACGGCGCTGTCGAGCGCCATCGCGGCGAAGGCGGCGAGCTTTGAGCAGTGCGCGGTGGCGATTCCGCCGGTCGTGACGGCGCCATGAGTGATATCAAAACGGTATGGGTGGCCAGCACCGGTCAGGGTGACTGGCAGATCATCGCCGGCGCCCTGGCCAGCGGCGACGACCTGGAAACGTCGGTGTATATCAGCCTGTTTTCAGATCGCCAGGCCGATGCCGACGACGAGACCCCCGACGGCTCGACGGATCGCCGGGGCTGGTGGGGCGATGAGGATCAGCCGGTGAAACTAGGGTCGCGCTTGTGGCTGCTGTCGCGCTCCCGGCTTGACGACGACGCGGCCAAAATGGCGGTGATCTACGGCAAGGAGGCCTTGCAATGGCTGCTCGATGACAAGGTGGCGCAGGCCGTGACTGTCACGGCGACGATCCAGGGGCCTAAACAGCTCGATGTGGCCGTGACCGTCACGCGCAGCACCGGGACCAGTAGTTACCAGTTCGCCTGGGCCTGGGATCAGCTGGCCTGACTCAACCCGTTTTTATGACCGCCCGCGTGGCGGTTTTTTTTCGCCTGGAGTTTCCCTCATGCCCTACCCACGTCCGCCGCTGTCGGTCCTGCGCTCGCAGGTATCGACCGACATTTCGGAGGGCCTCAAGACCGTCGACGGTCTGTTGCGGTTTTCCAATCTGGGGATTCTCGGGACCAGCGTCGCCGGTCTGGCGCACCAGCACTATGGCTTTCTGGCATGGATCGCCAAGCAGGCCAGCCCCTGGACCGCCACGGATGAATACCTCGACGCCTGGGCCGCGCTGAAAAACGTCTTTCGCGACCCGGCGCTGGTGGCCAGCTTGCAAGCGTCCTGGCTGGGCACACCCGGGGCGCTGTTGCCCCAGGGCACCGAGGTGGTAATCGGCAACGGGGTCTACTACACCACGGCGGCGGATGCGCTGGCCGATGGGGCGGGGCATGTGTCGGTGACGGTGGTCGCCCGGCTCGCCGGCGCGGCGGGGAATGCCGAGGTCGGCAGCCTGGTGACGCTGACCAGCGCGGTCGACGGCATTCAGTCGAGCGGCGCGGTAACGGCCAGCGTGGCCATCGGCACCGACGTCGAGAAAAACGAGCCATTGCGCACGCGGATGCTGGCCGCCTATCAGGCCCCCGCACGCGGCGGCACGGCGCTCGACTACAAGTCCTGGGCCATGAACTGCCCGGGCGTGACGCGGGCCTGGGTGCAGCCGATGGGGGCCGGGCCGGGCACGGTCGTGGTCTACGTGATGTTTGACCTGGTCAACAGCGCGAACAACGGTTTCCCTGTTGGCACGAATGGTCTGTCCTCGCTGGATAACCGGGCGATCCCGGCCACCACCGCCGCCGGTAATCAGCTGGTGGTGGCCAACATGCTGTTTGCCAGCCAGCCGGTGACGCCGTTGGTGTACACCTGCGCACCGGCGCCCAACCCGATCCCCTTCACCATCACCGGTCTGCTCGGCGCGTCGGCTGCGCTCAAGGCGGCGGTGGCCGATGCGATTGCCCAGGTGATGATCGATGAGGGCGATCCGGCGCCCGTGGCCGGCTCGGTCGTCGAGCTGGACAGCCTCAACGCGGCGATCAGCGCCGTACCGGGCACCGCCGGGTTTGTGATCACCAGTCCGGTGGCGAACATCGCCAACGTGCTGGGCCAGTTGCCGACGGTGGGGGCCATCACCTATGGCTAAGCCGGTGTTTACCGATGCGGACTACGCCCAGGCGCTGAGCAATTTGCTGCCCCCGGGCAAAGCCTGGAACCGTGACCCCGACAGCGTACAAGCCCAGGCGGTGAGCTGTTATGCGCCGACCTTCCGGCGCAACAGCGACGACGCCCTGGCGCTGCTGATCGATGCCTTCCCCGCGACCGCCGTCAACCTGCTGCCCGAGTGGGAGGCCACCCTCGGCCTGCCCGATCCCTGCGCCGGCGTCTCGCCGACCTTGCAGGGGCGCCGCGCGCAGGTGGTGGCGCGTTTTTCCGCCCATGGCGGCCAGTCCGTCAGTGACTTCCAGACCTACGCGGCGGGCTTGGGTTACAGCGTCACGGTCAAGCAGTTCGCCCCATTCCGCATGGGGCAAAGCGTCTGCGGCTCGGCGCTGGGCGGTCTCGATTGGTTTTACACCTGGGCGATTGAAGCCCAAGGCAACCCGGTCACGCCCTTTTCCCTGGGCCGCTCGACCGTGGGCGAGCCCCTGGCCAGTTGGGGCAACGCGGTCCTGGAGTGCGAACTCCGGGCGATTGCCCCCGCGCACAGCATTTTGCAATTCCACTATTCCTAACGAATCCCAGGGGTTCTATGTATCAGATTGATAACGGCACCGCTGCGTCTGTTCAGCCGGCCAGTACCGCCTTTGGCTCGGCGGGCTTTTTTACCGATGGCAATCCGGCCGCCGGCCAGGCGGCCACGGTGTTGCCCGCCGAGTTTATGAACTCGCTGATGCTGGAAAATCTCAATGTCTTGAGTGCGGCCGGGATTGCGCCGTCCAAAAACACGTTTAACCAGTTGGCGCTGGCGATCAAGACCATTATCCAGGGCGGCGCGACCACCTACGCGGCGGATACGGGCGTGGCCAATGCCTATGTGCTGGCCCTGACCCCAGCGATCACGGCCTACACCGGCACCACCAAGGTGCGCGGCCTGGTCGCGCACACCAATACCGGCGCCTGCACCCTGGATGCCGGCGGCGGCCCCAAGGCCTTGGTCGGTCTGGCGCATGCGGCGCTGCAAGGCGGGGAAATGTTCGCCGGCGGCTATTTCGAGGCGCAGTACAACGTCGCCCTGGGCAAGTTTATTTTGCTCTGGTGTACCGGTGCCGCCGAGCAAGTGGCCAACGCCACGCAAAGCCAGCACGCGCTGACGCTCGGCCAGGCGCAGTCGGGCGCGTCCACCTATGCCGTCGATACCGGCGTGGCCAATGCTTATGTGCTGGCCCTGACCCCGGCAGTCACGGCCTACAACAGCCCGCTTAAGGTGCGCGGCCAGGTGAGCACCACCAACACCGGCGCCAGTACGTTGGATGCCGGCGCCGGGGCCAAGGCCTTGGTCGGCCTGGCGCATGCGGCGCTGCAAGGTGGCGAGATGGTCGCCGGCGGCTATTTCGAAGCCGAGTACAACGTGACGCTGGGCAAGTTTATCTTGCTGTTCTGCACCGGCGCGCCGGAGCAGGTCGGCCTAGCCACCCAGCCCCTGCACGCGGTGCAGCTGGGGCAGATCGCCGGCCTGGTGACCGGCAACGTCACCAACATCAGCGCCGACACCTCGCTGACCGCCGCGCAGAAGGGCCTGGTCATTATTGACGCGACGTCTGGGAACCGTGCAGTCAACCTGCCGGCGACCTCTGGCGGCATCATGGATTTCATCGTCCGGCGCTTGGATAACACCGCCAACACGTTGGCGGTGAGTGCCGTCGGTACTGACAAAATCAAGTTCCACACCCACTTGAATGCGGCCGGCTATTCGTTCTTGTACCTGATGGGTGCGGGCGATTACTGGCACTTGCGCAGCGATGGCGCGGGCAACTGGTGGCCGGTCAGTCGCTACGACAACACGCCGCTGGGGCGGCCGGTCCTGGATACCACCACCGTGTTTAACCCCGGCGGTAATGGGGCCTTAAATGGTTCGATCCTGACGCGGGCCCTCTGGCCTTGGTTGTGGGACCACGCGCAGCAGTCGGGGATGCTGACCACGGAAGCCGCGCGCACCGGCATGGAAGGCGGCTGGACCTCGGGCGACGGGTCGACCACGTTCCGCTGTCCCGATGCGCGCGGTACGTTCTGGCGGCCGCTGGATGAATCGCACGGGGTTGACCCGAGTCGTGTGGGGGGTAGCTCGCAGGCCAGCATGCTCGGCTCTCACGCCCACGGCTACGGCGTCGGGGTCAACGTGGCGGCGGGTAGCGGCAACACGGTGATTCAAGGCGGTATTACCCCTATCGCCACAACGGCGAACTTCGGCGGCACTGAAACGCGCCCAATCAACATTGCCTATCCGGGCCGAATCAAATTGATCTGAGGTGTTTTATGTTCATTTACTTGTTTGATGCGCTGGGTATTTTAGCGGGTCCGGTGTCGCTGCCTGAGGTCCCGGGGCTTGGCGTTCAGGTGCCGGGTAATGCCGTCGAGCTGGACGAGCCGTTGCCGGCGCCGGATCCGGGCCAGGCCTGGGCCCTGGTCAACGCGGAGCCGGTGCAGCTCGCCGATCATCGCGGCCTGGTCTACAGCACGGACACCGGCGCCGCGCTGGAGTGGGGCGAGCTGGGCGAACTCCCCAGCGGCTATACGGCGCTGCCGTGCCCGGGCGCGCATTACGTCTGGAGTGGCGGCGCGTGGGTGCTGGATGCGGCGGCGGCCGCCCTGGCCCAGCGCGATCAGTTGCTGGTGGCGGCCAACCAGGCCACCGCCGGCATGGCGAACGCCTACATTGCCGGGCTGCTGGATGATGCGGACACGGCCACGTTCAAGGCGTTCGCGGCCTACCAGCTGGCACTGAACAAGATCGAGCAGCAGCCTGGTTACCCGGCCACCATTGCGTGGCCGCCCGCGCCATAATCGAGCCTGAGTCGCTGATGTTCGGCCAGGTCGACCTGTTCAAGTTGTTGCCGCGGTTTCACCTCCGCTTGACGCGGTAACAACTTGAATGATCATCAATTTTCTTGCCGCGTTCGGACGATGGAGAGTACGATCCGGGGAACCTATAACGACCGATTGGTGATGGAAGGTCGGGGCGGGAGACGGCGATCGGGGTGGAAAAATTCAATTTTTTTTGTATTTTTGCATTCCATTGCGCGCGCGTCCTGCGCTAAGATGCAACGCATAGGCGGCCCATAGAAGGCGCCAAAGCAGCAAAAAAGGCTTTAAATTCAGGAATTTAGCTTCGCAGAAAAGAAAAAACCCCAGGCCCTGGCAGGCTTGAGGTTTTTGGGGCCACCCGCAAAAAACTCTTTGCAATGACCTAGATGAAGGTTTGAGTTTATGCGTGTCGGCCCACTGATGCAAGCGCACAGGGGCAAGGCATGCAGAGCTTTAACGAAGCTTGCAGTGTGCTTCCACGGATGTGGGGTACGCGCGAGTATGGTTTTCCGGGGCTTTACCTGGGAACAGGCAACCGATGCGGGCACGATCCGCAGAAACTGGCCGTTGATCGGCTGGATCTGCACGCCCCGCGCGGCGGCAAATGGCCGCGTCTTATTCAAGACGGGATCGATCGCATTCAGGCGTATTTCAATGACGCCGACGCGCTGGAGCCGCTGGCCCACCTCTCCAAAAAACACAACAAAGACGGCACACCGCGGCAAAACCGCAGCGAGGCGCGCGAAGGGCATGCCCTGGTGCTGTCGGTGATCTTTACCTACCTCGACCTCAAGTCGTTGCGGGTGGGCTACTACACCACCGCCGCCACGTTCGTCAGCATTTCCTTTCTGGACATCGCCCGGCGTTGCGCCATGACCTGCCAGGTCAAGGCGCGCGACGACGCGGGCCAGATCATCGCCGGCAAATACAAAGAAGTGCCCACCTCGCGTTTCTGGCGCACCGTGCGCGACCTCAAAAAAGCCGGCGCCATCAGCGTGTTCGAGCAGTACGAGGAAAAGGACGCCGGCAAGCGCGCCCTGACCGCGATCAAGGCCTTTAGCGCAAAATTCCTGCGCCTGATTACCGGCTGGAACCCCAAGCGTATCGAGAAAGCGCGCAAGAACGCGAATGGCCGTGTGATGGGCTTCCTGCTGGGCGCGAGCGACGCCGGCGTCGAGAACGTCAACCAGCGTAAGCGCTTGGTTAAAGAGATTGAGTCGGCCAACGTCAAGCGCGAGCTGTTCGGCGCGCCCACCGCCAAAAACCGCCAGCCGGCCGTCGGTGACGCCCGCCAGTCTATCGAGGACGCGCTGCAGCAAGAATACGCCGAGCATGAAGCCCAGGTGCTGGCCAGCATCACCGCCGCCCTGGGCCGGCCACCGCGCGGCATGGAGCAGCTGAAACTGCAGGCCCAGCATGGCCACCTCAGCCGCGACGACTTTAGGCGTCGACGACTCGCCGGCAGCTAGTCCGCCACCCTCCCCCGCTTCCCGCCATCCTCCCCCTGAACGCCAGGGCGCCCCGCTATGGGCGCTTTCTGGCGTTTCTGCGTTGATCCCTCCCCCATTCCCCCGCCATACGTGCCAGGCCCGCCCAAAACGGCCGTAGCGCACGACAAACACCCCTCCCGGCCCATGCAACACCGCACAAATGCCGGCGCGTGCGCCGCGCATAGAAATTTAACTCACACCCCCCCAATATTAAGTCGCTCTAGAGTTGATTTAAGTCCGTGTTGGTCTTTCCCGGTATACAACCAGAGAAGCCTGGCCAGGCTGCGCCTGTCCTAGTAATGCCTCGGCGATGCCGAGAACGGTTTGTTTACGCCTGAGCTTCGCCCAGGCTACTCAGCCGCCCGCAATTCGTGCCTACGGCACGGCGGGGCCCACGCAGCTCGCCGGGGCGCCCGCCGCCGTTTCGTCAGTAAGGCGCCTTACTCCCCCTGCAGGCCGGCCGATCCCTCGGCACGCCGCACCACCACCGTATCGGCCTTTGGGTGAACAGGCGCCGGCCGTTGGCCTGGTCGGCGCGCAAGCGCGCCAGCGATCAGTAACGGGGGTGCCCTGTCGAGTTTTGTTCGGCCCTGGCCACGTCTGCGCCTGCCTGGGCGGTTTCCCGGTTAATGCCAGGTCAGCGGTGCACCTGGTCAATGGTGCGGCCTGGGCGGCGTTCTGCGCGGTAGCTCGGCGATCGAGCGGGCCAGGCGTTCCGGCCGGCGCATGGCGCGCCGTTGTTAACAGGCTCAAAGATCCTAAATAAAGCTGTACGTGTAGGATCTTTGAGCCTATAGTTCGTTCCGTTGGTGGCATGCAGAAAGCCACTCGACTTCTGAGGGGGCTCGTCATGCCGCCGACGGAGAACGAGATTTGAAACTTTCTGAGGTGGCGACCATCCGCACACACTTTCCCGAGGCGCATTTCTGGATCGTGCGGCGGGGCTCAGCGGCGCGGTGCGGCGAGCCTACCCGGGTGTTTAACCCCGAGCATATCGGGGTGCGGGTAGAGCGGACCGACCTACTGTTACCGGATTACCTGTTCTACTGCTTCGCGGCGATTCATCAGCGCGGCAGCTGGCAGGCGGTGGCAACCGGGACGCTGAGCCTGGTCAATATCCGTGTTTCAGACGTTCGACGTATCGAGCTGTCACCACGGTGAGAAAGGGGCCGCAAGGCCCCGGACTCTCAACCGAACACATAGGGGATACAGGCATGCACATTGATTTGCCGCCGATCGCGGATCAGCTGGAACTGATTTTCGAGCAGGCCACCAAGGACGCCATCGTCCAGCTGAAACACAATCTCCAGGCGCCGCGTGTGCCTGGGCAAACCGAGGTGGACGAAAGCCTTTACCCGCGCACGCATTTATTGCGTGAGCGTGAGGGCTGGGAGCCGCCGCACCGCGACATTGTGGGCGCCTACTTTCGCCACTTTCAGGCGCATTTTCCCCAGTACGGCACCGACGCCAAGCTGGCCGAGCTGCTGGGACTGTCGGCCGCTCGGCGGGTGCGCGCCTTCAAGGACGGCAGCAAGCGGGCGCCTTATGGGATCTGGCGGCGTTTTCTAGTGATGACCGGCCGCGCGCCGCAGGAAATTATCCAGGTCCTGGCGTTTATGGGGTAAACCGCGGCAATCTGCGCGGGTATCTATTAGGTGTTTTTTGTGTATCTAAAGGATATCTAATGGATATCATAAGGATATTAAAAAGGTGTTGATTTTGCGGTGAGCCGTCGGCATGATGTGACGCATTGATTAAGCCCTTTGAGTCGGAGCGCGGCGCGATGAAAGACCCCCTAGACCATCAGACCCTTGACCTGGTCGAAGCCGCCAAGCGGCCCTTGAGTCCCGCCGAGCGGCAGAAGCGTCGCCGCGACAGGGTCCGCGAGCTGAAAGCCGCCGAAGGCCTGCGCACGGTGCTGCTGTCCGAAGACGAGCGCCGCCTGGTGGAGCAACTGCGCGAGCAGAAAGCCGCCCAGGCGCCCGAGGGTGTGCAGGCGATCGCCCTGACCCAAACGGATCGTATGGTGTTGAGCCTGGGGCTGTTGGCCCATGAGGATCTGCACCACCGGCCCAAAGACTGGGAAGCCACGAAAAAACCCGGGTTTGACGCGCTACTGCGCAAGCTGTGGCCCGAGGGGGATAACGGCCGTTACCTGGCCGAGCCTGAGCGCAGCACCCGCCGGCCATCCGCGTTTTTGCGCGACCAGTTGGACGCCGCGCGGGTGGAAAATCAGCGCCTGAAAAGCGCCCTGCAGGAGATTGCCGCCGAAGTCGGCGGCGGGGTTGCCGCGCCCGTACCAGCCTCAGCGTCGGAAGTGGCCGAGCTGCGGCAACGGATCGCGAGCCTAGAGCAAGAAAACAGCTTGCTGGAAGGCGAGCGCAACGGTGCGCTGGGGGCGGTCAAGGTGTACGTGGCGCGTTTACAGAACGCCGAGCTGTCGACCGACTACCGCCGGCAGCCGGGCGAATGACCGGACGTGACGCGTAACGGCGGACTAGAATAATGCGGGTGGGGGCTTGTCTAGTGTACCTTAAAGGTACATAATGTGCCTCAAGGGAAACGCACACCGCGCGACCCGCCACCCGAAAGGATGAACCCATGCAGGAATTCAACATGACCACCGCCGAACTGGAAAAGGTCCACGTCGAAATCGCCAAACTGATGGCCGAGACCAAAAAGCTCAAC